ACTAAAAGAAAGGTTGAAAGATAATGAGACAACTAAACTTCCTTGACGAATTGATTATTGACAACTTCGCAGGCGGCGGTGGTGCTTCCTGCGGAATTGAACTCGCAACAGGTCGCCCGGTTGACATAGCGATTAACCACGACCCGGACGCTATTGCAATGCACAAAGCAAATCACCCATACACTCGCCATTATCAAGAGAGCGTATGGGATATTAACCCAAAGGAAATATGCCGGGGTCATAAGGTAGGACTTGCTTGGTTTTCTCCCGACTGCAAGCACTTCAGCAAGGCTAAAGGCGGTAAGCCTGTCGATAAAAATATAAGAGGACTTGCGTGGATTGTGCTCAAATGGGCAGGAACGGTAAGACCAAGGGTGATTATTCTTGAAAATGTAGAGGAGTTTCAAACTTGGGGTCCGGTGCGTAAGGGTAAGCCGGTTAAGTCAAAGCAGGGACAAACCTTTGAGCGTTGGAAAAGTCAGCTTTCGGCGCTTGGGTATGAAATTGAGCATAGGGAGTTGAGAGCCTGTGATTACGGCGCACCGACTATAAGAAAGCGTTTCTTCCTTGTCGCAAGGTGTGACGACGAACCCATAGTATTTCCTGAACCTACACACGGTGACCCAAACAGCGAAGAAGTTAAGAGTGGCAAGCTAAAGCCGTGGAAAACCGCTGCCGATTGTATTGATTTTTCTCTGCCTGCTCAAAGCATATTTGAACGCAAAAAGCCACTTGTAACGAATACTTTAAGGCGAATTGCAAGAGGACTTGACAAATTTGTGATTAAGGAAGAAAAGCCGTTTATCATTCATAATAGTTATTTACCGTATCTTGAACAAATTAACCATAGCGGAAAAGAAACAAGAGGGCAAAAACTCAATAAGCAAGTACCAACCATCACATCAAAACACGGTTTTGCTTATGTTTCTCCTGCACTTATTCAATATCACAGTGAAACAGCTAAATCGGAAGTGAGAGGTCAGCGAGTTAATCAGCCTCTTTTTACCGTTGATAGCACTCCGAGATATGCTCTTTTTACACCGTATCTTTCTAAATACTTTGGCGGTGTTGTCGGAAGCAAAATTGATAAACCATTACCAACCATTACGGCAATAGACCATAATTCACTGACAATGCCATATTTAACTCAGTATTACGGCGGTGCAGACCACGCTAACAGTGTTTTAAATCCTTTGCAAACAGTAACTGTTAAGCCTCGGCATTTCTTATGTGAAAGCTATTTGACTATACTCCGCAAAAATATGGATTGCAAGGCATTAAATGAGCCGCTTCCAACCATAACAGCTCACGCAAATCACTTTGCAAAAACGGATGTTTATTTGAAAGAGTACGACGGTGACAATCTCGGACATTGGAGCGATATAAGAGAGTTGCTCAACACCTACACGGATTGGAATATATCAGCTAATCAGGTGCTTATTTTCTGCATTAACGGAGTTGAGTATTTTATATCAGACATAGGCTTGCGAATGCTACAACCAAAAGAATTATACAAGGCGCAGGGCTTCCCGGATGATTACATCATTGATAAGGACTGCAACGGCAAGGAGTATAACAAAACCAAGCAAGTAGCAAGGTGCGGTAACGCAGTACCGCCGCCGTTTTCTAAAGCGCTTGTTATGGCAAATTGTAAATGGCTGTGTGATAAATCTTGCAACAATATGAAAGAATTTAACGCAGTAGCAGCAGGGTGAGGTGATTTGATGATATTTTTAGAAAAAGGCAATTTATATTTGGGTTGTAGAATAGCTGACAATAATGGAAATGTAACTGAACAGACCGAACCTAAATTTGTGAGTGATGATAGCGGTACTTGCGTTATTGTCGGTGTACTCGATTCTAAAACAAAGAAGCAGGTCGGAAAAGCGGATATTTTCGGCGATTTTAACGCAACAGGATACTTGAAAAAGGTTCTTGAATTGTTAGCGCCTGAAAGAACAATTGATATTCCAAATTTTAAAAGGATATTTGCCGCTGCATTTAATGATGATGTAAATCTATGCGATTACTGTAATGAGTTTCAATGCAACAATTGCATTGTTTCCAAATGGAAAGAAGAGTGTCAGAGGTGATGAAAAATGAAAACACATAAAATCAAACTTTTTTTAAATTTCTGCGATGATGTTTTGTCAGGCGATAAAATCTTTGAAATTCGAGAAAATGACCGAGGCTATCAAAAAGGTGACAGGGTTGTTTTTCAGCCTTATGAGCCAAGCGACCCGTTTGTAAAGCACCCTATAACCGACAAAGTATATGAAATAACTTATGTTCTTAACGGTTGGGGGCTTAAAAACGGATATGTGGTTTTTGGAATCAGGGAGGTAAAAAATGACAGATAGAGAGCGTATATATAACCTTGTCGACAAGGTATGTGATTTATCTATTAAAGCAATAGATAAAATAACGGAATTAAAACAAGAGAACAGCAAATTAAAACAGCAAGTTGCAGAACTCGAAAAGCCAAAGAAAAAGCATAAGTTTAGGGCTATGACTAATGCGGAGTTTTGCAGGAAATGGCAAGCGAAACATAACAATAGGTGTTTTGGAGAATTTGAATGTTGTCCATTGTACTATGCTGTTGGGAATATGTGTTGTTTTAGTACAAAGCCTTTTCGATTACCGAACGGCAAATACATATTTATTGAGGTAACTAACGATGCTTGAAGTGATTTACAGGATTTATGAGGTTGCTGACGAAGAAACCGCCGCAAAAAATCGTGAAAACGATTTAGGTTTTGGTTTGTTTTCTTCAACAAGTAAAGCGGAAAATACTGAAATCCTTATGGACTGCCTAATCTGTGACAGCCGGGAGCAATTCAAAGAAATAATTAAAGAACAGTATGGGCAAGAGATTGCTTTTCGTTACTCAAAAAAATTAAAAGCGGGAGATTTGTACTGCATTATCATCGGCGAGCATTGTTATAACACAGAACGATATTTCAATAAAGTCACTTTTACTTGCGACTGTTGTGGTGCAACCGTAGAAACTTACTACGGTAGTGCGATATATTTCTCTGACTATGAAGTAAGAAATAGATTTTATGGTATAGAAGAATATGCAAAAAAGCGTTTTTGCTGTCACAAATGTAAACAAGTATATGAGGAGCGAGAACACGCAAAATTACACCCCGATGATGAACAAGAATTTTATATTCAAAGAGATATGTTTACAGAAGATATATCCGGCTATATCTATAAAATCTCGAAGAAGTCAACAGGCGAATTTTATATCGGTCAAACAATGTATGCACCTGTTTTTCGTTGGGGTCAGCACTTGAAAACGGAAAGATTCCCTATCGAGAATATTACAGATTACAAGTTTGAGGTTATAGAGATTGTTCCAAAAACTGAAAACATTTTGGAACGAGAAAAATATTATATTCAAAAATTCTATAAGGAAAACCCGGAAAAATCTTTGAATATAATGTGTACTGCAAATATAAACACGGAACAAATACAATTTGATGAGGTGAAAGAATGAACAACAAAACAATGTACGAAAAAGAAAAAGAAATTACTGACAAAATAGATGTAAAAGAAGCAATAAAAATGTTTCAAAATCTTATATTTGCAGAGAATTACAAAATTGCAGAAAACCATTGTAGAAAACTTGCAATAGAAGCCCTTGAAAAGCAGACACCAAAAAAACCTATCACAGAAACGGTAAATCGTGGTATATCAGTATCGGGCGAATATGACATTGATTTTAATTATCTTTGTCCAAATTGCAACACTGTTGTTGGTGACTATGAAACTGGTGATGCTTTTTATAAATTTTGCCCCGATTGCGGACAGGCAATAGAACAGGCAATAGATTGGAGTGTGAAAGAATAATGAAACGAAAAATAATTGAAATTGAATGTGATGTATGTCATAGAGACATTACGAATGCAAGGAAAAGATATAAATTCAAACGCCGTAATAACTATCTTACTCAATTTTTTGAGCCTGACCCACCCAAATGGACAAGGCTTGATATGTGTGAGAGCTGTTTTAGAAAACTTCGACAATTTATAAGAAATGAAACTGTCAGATAGTTGACAGGAGGTAAGCAATGACACTTAAAGAACTTGAAGAGTATTCGGTTATAGCTAATCAAATACAATCGTTTCGCCATGAGTATATACCCTCATTCATTAAAGGCGTTGATACAACTAAGAGTAATGTTCAAAGCTTTAATATAGCCGACAGCACAGCCGATACTGCGTTTGAAATGCTTGAAATCAATCAGTTTATTAAAGACGAGTATAAACGGCTTTGCGAAAAGCTGAAAGCTCTGAACGATTACATAAACAGTATTGATAACGAGGTGGTAAAGGCTATTGTTATTCAACATTGTTGTTTTGGCAAAAGCTATGACGAAACTGCTAAAATTCTTAATTATTCAAAATCTACTATTTACGAAAGACTGAAAAAATATTTTGAAAAATAGCAAAATCCGAACAAAAAGAATAGAATTGAACGATAGCTTTGTGATATTATATACTTATAAAATTATATAAATCCCCTTGAAGCAGTGAGTTGAAATATACTCACTGCTTATTTTTATGCGAGTGATTAAATGGGAAAGGATGAAAATGTAAGGACACTTTGCTATAAGTGTAAGCAAAATTATGAAAGTGCAGGCTATAAGCTGAAAAACATTAAGACAAAATGTAAAACAAGTTGTGATTATTGCGGACGGCTTGGCTTTGACTATAAAATAAGCGAAAGGAGTAAGCTTTATGGCAAAAGGTAAATATGAATATTGGCTGACCGATGAGGGCTTGCTCCAAATCGGTGGATGGGCAAAAAGCGGTTTGACTGATGAACAAATCGCTCATAATATGGGAATATGCAGAGATACTTTGATACAATGGAAAAAGAAATTCCCCGACATTTCCTACTCCTTAAAAGTTAATAAGGAAGTTGCCGACATTCAAGTTGAAAATGCTTTGTTTAAAAAGGCATTAGGTTATAAGGCGGTTGATATTATATATGAGCAAGTGAAAAATGCTGATACAGGCGAGTATGAACTTATGCCGGTAAAGAAAACCGAACGAGATGTACCACCTGATACAACTGCTCAAATCTTTTGGCTTAAAAACCGTAAGCCTGATGTATGGAGTGACAGAAAGGATGTACTCTTAAACGGAAAAGTTAATACCGTTGCAGAAATGACGGATGAAGAACTTGAAAAAAAGATTGCAAGCATTGAGAAAGAACTCGGCATTACAAATGAATAATGAAGAAAAGTTAAATTCACTTGAAGAACTTTTAAAACTCAAAAATGAACTTAAAATACGAAATGCAAGAAAATCATTCTTTGCATATTGCAATCAAAAAGCAAGTGACTTTTATAAGCCTAATCGGTTATTCCTTGTTGACTTCTGCAATCAACTTCAAGATTTTTATAATTCCGATGATGAGGTGTTTATAGTTAATATGCCGCCTCGTCACGGCAAGTCAAGAACGATTGGTTGTTTTGTTGAGTGGGTGCTCGGTCAAAATCAAAGTGAAAAAATAATGACAGGCTCATATAACGAAACGCTTTCAACAAACTTTTCTAAAAACGTAAGAGATACGATAGCCGAGGAAAAAGGCGATGACACAAAAATCGTTTATTCCGATATATTTCCTAATGTGAAAATCAAAAAAGGCGACGGTGCTATGAATATGTGGTCGCTTGAAAACGGATATAACAACTATCTTGCGACTTCACCGACAGGTACTGCGACAGGCTTCGGCGCATCAATTATGATTATAGATGACTTAATTAAATCATCTATGGAAGCATATAATGCAGATGTGCTTGAAAAACATTGGCAATGGTTTACTAATACAATGCTTTCAAGACTTGAAGAACACGGCAAAATCATTATTGTAATGACAAGGTGGCACAGTCTTGACCTTGCAGGCAGAGCCTTAGAACATTACCAAAATATCGGTGTTAAGGTAAGACATATATCATATAAGGCAAAACAGGATGACGGCACAATGCTTTGTCCTGAGGTGCTGTCGCTTAAATCATACGAAAACAAGATAAAAGCAATGGGTGCTGACATTGCATCGGCTAACTATCAGCAAGAGCCTATCGACATTAAAGGTAGATTATACAGTAATTTTAAAACTTACGATAAATTGCCACTTGACGGCACAGGCAAGCCATTATTTACGGATATACGAAACTATACCGATACAGCTGATGAGGGCAGCGACTACTTATGTAGTATATGTTACGGTGTCTACAACAAAGAAGCATATATCCTTGATATTTTATATACCAAGGACGGTATGGAAATAACCGAACCGGCGACGGCAAAAATACTCATTGATAATAAGGTCAGAAATGCCGATATTGAAAGTAATAACGGTGGCAGAGGTTTTGCTCGAAGTGTTAAGCGAATAATTGAAGAAAAATACCATAGTAATTATTGTAATATCCGACCTTTTCATCAGTCGCAAAATAAAAATGCGAGAATATTATCTAACAGCACTTGGGTAATGGAACATATTTACTTTCCGGCTAATTGGAAAGACAGATTTCCTGATTTTTACGATTCAATGGTAAGGTATCAACGAGAGGGTAAAAATGCTCACGATGATGCACAGGATGCTATAACAGGTGTTGCAGAAAAATGCAATGCAAAAAGTAATTTTAGTTTTGATTAAGAGCAAAGGCGCTAACCTCTGCTCTTTTTGTTTGGGGTGATAAAATATATGTTATTTAATTTCATAGCAAATGAAGATGCTTACGATAGACTGATTAGAGAGAATGCAACAGAACAGTTAACCGATAAGCAGTTTATTGAAAGAGAAATACGCAGATTTAAAATATCAATTAAGCGCCACGAAATGTATTGTGGCGAAAATTACTACAAAGGCAAGCAGGATATTTTGCGTAGGAAAAGAACGGCGATAGGTGAGGGCGGTAAGCTTGAAAGTGTGGATAATCTGCCTAATAATCGAATAGTTGATAATCAGTATCAAAAAATGGTCGATCAAAAGAATAATTTTCTCTTAGGCAATCCTATTACTGTTCAAGGCGATAATGAAGAATATATCAAGCTTCTGCAACAGCAATATTTTAACGCAAAGTTTTGCAGAACGCTTATAAACTGCGGTAAGGATTTAATTAACTGCGGTATCGGTTGGCTTTTCCCTTGCCATAATCAATTTGGCGAGCTTTATTTTAGGCGCATTAAGCCGTATGAGCTTATACCCGGTTGGAAAGATGCCGAGCATACCGAGCTTGACTATATGATACATATTTATCCTGTAGTGGTTTATGAGAAAAATTCAAGCGAGGATAAGGTAATAGAAAGGGTTGAGGTATGTGATGAGGGCGGTATAACATACTTTGAATTAACGGACGGCGGCAGTCTTATACCTGTTGCGCCTTTCCATTCAAATTATTTTGCTATGACTGACTGTGACGGCGTAACAACCGAATATAATTGGCTGAAAATACCTTTTATTCCCTTTAAATTTAACGCTGAGGAAATACCGCTTATAAGAAGAATAAAGTCATTACAAGATGCAGTAAATGCTATTGAATCCAACTTCCAAAACGCAATGGAAGAAGATGTAAGAAATACAATTATGGTACTTGTAAATTATGACGGAACGAACCTTGGCGAATTTAGGCGTAATCTTGCAACTTACGGTGCAGTCAAGGTTAATACTGCCGACGGCGGTGGCGGTGATGTTCGTACGCTTCAAATTGAGGTGAAAGCTGAAAACTATAAAGCAATCTTGGATATACTCAAAAAAGCCTTGATTGAGAATGCTATGGGTTATGATGCAAAAGATGACAGGCTCGGCGGTAATGCTAACGAACTTAACATTCAGTCAATGTATTCGGATATTGACCTTGATGCTAATGGTACTGAAATTCAGCTACAAGCTGCTTTGGAGGAAATGCTTTGGTTTATAAATGCACATTTATATAACACTAATGTAGGCGATTTCAGCAATGAAACCGTCGATTTTATTTTCAACAGAAATGTGATGATTAACGAAAGTATTATTATTGAGAATTGTCAGAAGTCACAGGGCGTTATTTCGGACGAAACAATTATTGCTAAGCATCCGTGGGTGGATGACCCTCAAAAAGAGCTTGAACGCATTGAAGAGGAAAAGCAAAAGAACATTGAGCAGTATAGCAATGTCTTTAATAACAATCAAAATGACAACACAAATGATAATAGCGACGGTGATGAATAATGCCGAAGAAAAACCGAGAGTATTGGCAAGAAAGATACGAGCAGCTTGAAAAGTCGGCGCATTCGTATTCATTAAGTACATACGCTCAAATTGAGCCTGCATTCACACAGGCACAAATGGAAATACAAAAGGATATTGATGCTTGGTACGGTAGAATTGCCGTTAATAACAATGTAACATTGCAAGAGGCTAAGAAGCTTTTAACGGCTGATGAATTGGCAGAGTTCAAGTGGGATGTAAACGAATATATTAAATATGGCAAAGAAAACGCTATAAATCATCAATGGGTTAAACAGCTTGAAAATGCTTCGGCTAAGTATCATATCAGCAAGCTTGAAGCCTTAAAAATACGAACACAGCAAGCTGTTGAAAAGGCATTTGGCAATGAACTTGATGCCGTAGACAGTATGGCAAGAAAAGTTTATTCAAATTCGTACTATCATTCGATATTTGAAATGCAAAAAGGCTTTAATATGGGCAGAGAGATAGCCACTATTGACGAAAAGGCACTTGAAAAGATTATAACTAAGCCTTGGGCAGCTGACGGTAAAAACTTTTCAGACAGAATATGGCAGTCAAAGGCTCAGCTTGTCAATGAGTTACATAATCAACTTACAAGGACTGTTCTGCTCGGCAATAAGCCCGATTCAGCCATTAAGGCAATATCCGATAAGTTTAATGTATCAAAAAGTCAGGCAGCTAATCTTGTGATGACAGAACAATCATATTTTCATTCTTTAGCGACTTATGATTCGTTTAAAAGTATGGGTATTAAGGAATATGAATTTCTTGCAACGCTTGATAAGAAAACTACGCAGATGTGTCGCTCAATGGACGGAGAGCATTTTCCTATGAGTGAGTATATGCCGGGTGCAACAGCGCCACCACTTCATCCAAGGTGTAGGAGCGTAACCGTACCATACTTTGATGACGAATACTCCGACCTTTTCAATAACGGCTCAATGAGAGCTGCAAGGAACGGTGACGGCAAAACTTACTATGTTCCTGCTGATATGACATACAGAGATTGGGAAAAGAAGTCCATAGTTCAAAAGTCTAAAGGTCTATTGAAAAAAAATAAGAAAAATGATAAAATAACTATATTCAAAACAACATCAGACCTTATTTATCCTATAACCGACGAATCTATAAATAATGTCAGTGATATTAAAATTCCTGATTTATCTGATGAAACAAATCAAATAATTTATGAGCAAAGAAAAGAATTACTCAAAGAGGTACAAAAACAGCCTATTGGTATTGAGGGTTCAGTAATAATCAATTTGGAAAATTCATCAGTAAATAAAATTCGTTTGGGTGGAGATGGTAAGACCTATATAGATGATATAGATAGTTTTTATTATGCTATACATAATCATCCCGATAATGGTTGTCTAAGTCCGGGTGACTTAATCAATTTTCTTAAAAAGCGAAATATGTTGGGACTTGAGGCGGTAGGAAATAATGGTTATAGCAGTTCTATAATTATGAAAACTGTTGAAAGTGATATTGATGGATATAATGAATTTATTGTAAATGAAATTGATAAGTTTAAAAACAAATATCCTAATTTGAATGTTGAAAAAGATATTGATTTAATAAACAAGTTTTGCAAAATGTTGTTAGAAAAAGGTGAAATATATGGTTTCAAAATCAGATGATTGGTTTGATGATGATTTTGATGTAGAAAAATTGCTAAAGCAAGCAAAAGAATTTGATAAATCAAACAATCAAATTGATAAAGAAAAATTGAAAGAATTTTATAAAAAGCAAAAAGATTAAGCACTTTACATTTTTGTAAGGTGCTATTTTTATGCCCAAAATCAGTAATCAGAAGCTGACACTTAATTGTGTCGGCTTCTTTTTATATTGACCTGTCGGAAGTCGAGAAAAGCCGAAAATTCAAAATTCTGATGGTGAAAGAAACACCGAGAACAAACTGAAAGGAAGATTGATTATGAAAAGACAGTTTTTGGAAGAAATGGGACTTACCAAAGAGCAAGTTGATAAGATACTTGACGAAAACAGTCAAGACATCGGCAAGGCAAAAGGTGAAGTTACCAAAATTCAAGCAGACCTCGACACAGCAAAAAAAGAAGTTGAAAATCTGACTTCACAGCTTGGTGACCGAGATAATCAACTTAAAGACCTTAAAAATTCAACAGATGATGTTGAGGGGCTTAAAACAAAGATTGCACAGCTTGAAGATGAAAACAAGAATGCGGCAGAGGCTCATAAAACCGAGATTAAGCAGTTGAAAATCAACTCGGCGGTAGAGGCAGCTCTTGTTTCGGCTAAAGCAAAGAACGCTAAGGCTGTTATGCCGTTTCTTAATCTTGATGATGCAGAGTTATCGGATGACGGCACGGTCAAAGGTCTTAAAGAACAAATCTCAAAGCTTATTAAGAGCGATGACACAAAATTCTTGTTTGCAGATTCAAAAACACAAATCAAAGGTGCTCAAATCGGCGAATCAGGCGACGATGACGGTGAGCATAAGGTGGACACCTCCAAAATGACATATACGGAAATGTGTGCTTACCTTGAACAACATCCTGATGCAAAAATTTAATTGTGAAAGGAATTATTAAAAATGGCAAAATTTGATTCAAAATCATTTAATCCACAGGCATTTGGTAAGTATGTAGAACGAGTGCCAAACCCAAAGAAAAAGGAGCTTGCAAAGTCAGGCGCTATCGGCTCAAACGAACAGGCAAGAGAGGCTTTGTCAAGTCAGACAGGCTCACTTTATTGCAGAGTACCATATTACGGTACTATTTCAGGCAAAACCTCACAGAACAACACAGGTGCAACTGATATTGTGTCAAGCAATACCACTACATTCGAGCAGGGCTTCATCGTTGCTTCAAGAATGGACGGTTGGACAGAAAGAAGCTTCAGTAAGAACATTACAGCCGGTGTTGACTTTATGAACAATGTTGCCGAGCAGATTGCTGATTATAAGCTTGATGTTAAGCAGGACATCATTCTTGCAATCTTGAAAGGTATTTACAGTATGAGTACATCAGGCTCAACAGTTGCAGCAAAGGCTGCTAAAACCTTTATCGACAAACATACATATGATATTACTGCTAATGAGGGTGAGGATGCCTATGTAGGTGCTAAAACTCTTAATTCGGCTATGCAGAAAGCTTGTGGCGACAATAAGGATATTTTCAAGCTTGTAATTATGGACAGTACCATTGCGACGAATCTTGAAAACTTGCAACTTCTTAAATATTTCACTTATACAGATAAGGACGGCCTTACAAGAGAACTTGCCCTCGGCAGTTGGAACGGCAGAGCGGTACTCGTTGATGATGGTATGCCTACCGAGGATATTCCTGCTGTTAAGGCTGATGAAAGTAAAAATATTAAGGCTGCTGATGCTTATACCAAGCATACATCTTATGTACTCGGTTTAGGCTCAATTATTTGTGATGATATCGGTGATTCAGTTCCTTACGAAATGAGCCGTGATCCTAAAACAAACGGTGGTCAGGATACACTCTATACCCGTGATCGCTATATTTGCGGTGTTGACGGTATTTCATTTGAAAAGCCTGCATCTCTTACAGCTTCGGCATCTAACGATGACCTTTCTAACGGTGCAAATTGGTGCATTATTAACGACGGCACTGAGGCTATTGCTGATAAGGCAATCGCTATTACAAGAATTATCTCAAAGGGATAAGAGGGGGTTGTTAATATGCCACTATTCGATTTTTTAACTGATGATGACGGCAACATATTGACAACCGATGTATCTGATTCAATTCGTTCATTTATTACAGCTATATTAGCTGTTCTTAACGATTCTGCCTTTGATGATGAGTTTATATTACTTATTTTAAAAAGGCTGGGATCGTTAGGATATAACATTACTGTAAACGATAATGAAGTGTGGCTTATAGCATTTTCTGTTAGCGAAGTTGTAAGCCATATTAAAAATATCTGTAATATCTCAACAATACCAAAAGAACTTAATCATATCGTCATTGAAAGGACGGTCGGAGAAGTTTTATATAATTTAAAGTCAACAGGTCAGTCGGATAATTTACCTATTGATTTGGAAACAGCGGTAAAATCCGTTCAAACAGGCGATACAAATGTTACCTTTGCAATAGGTGAGGGTTCTATGACTGATGAACAGCGCTTTGATGCGATTGTTTCTTCTTTACTTAATACAGGTGAGGGTGAATTGATATGCTTTCGCAAAATCAAATGGTAAGAAAAGCTATTGAAAGTACATATATTGGCAAATGCACGGTGATTGAGCATAAAAAGACTGTTAATGCTAATCATACTACTTCGCTTAATGATGAAATTGTATATAAAGATGTGCCTTGCCGATTGTCTTTTAAAACGGCAAATCCTACGGCTCAAAGCGATTCGGTTAATGCTGTTGCGCAGATAATTAAGCTGTTTTTGCCGCCTGATTATTCTATTTCTCCCGGCTCAAAGCTTGTTGTTACTCAAAACGGTGTTACTACTGAGTACAAAAACACAGGGCAACCGTTTATATATGATTCGCACCAAGAAATTGAACTTGAATTATTTAAGGAGTGGGCATAATGAGTTGCGATACCAAAGGCTTTGAAGAGCTTATGAGAAATCTTGAAAATGAGCAAAATCGTATTGATGATTTTTGTAAGGATTGTTCAATAAGGATTGTATCGGAAATATTCAAAAAGGCGGCAAAACGAAGTCCTGTTGATACAGGTACTTTGCGAAGAGGCTTTACTATAACTGATAATCTTGAAATGTCAAAAATCGGCGATACATTTAAGACAAGTGTTACTAACAATACTTCGTATGCCGATTATGTTGAGTTCGGACATAGAATAAAAAACAGTGACAAGTTTGTTGACGGTTTTAAAATGTTGAGTAGAGCAGAGGATGAGGTAAGAAATGTTATACCGACCTACCTTGAAAGAAGAATGAAAAAAGAGTTTGGAGATATGATTACTAATGGCTGATTTTTTGATTGACGGCGTATGTAACGCTTTATATAACGAATTTGGTAATGATTACGAATACTATATTGACGAAATTAAGCAGGGTTTAGATAAATCCTGCTTTTTCGTTAGTTATGTTCGTAATGCTCAAAACAGATATATAAATAATCGTTTGCGTTCTGAAAATCGTATATCAATTCAGTTTATACCGACTGATGATGTAAGCGCAGAAAAGCGTAGTGAGATAGCCAACAGGCTGTACACCTGTTTGGATTGCATTGATTACGGACCGGATAAGCTTTTCGGTAAGGAAATGCAATGCGAACCATTGAGTGATAATATGCTCAATTTTCAGGTGAGTTATAATTTCTTTAAAAAGGTAGTCAGTGATAATATAGATGAAATGAATGAATTAAGATTAAATCAAATCAGAGGTGATTAAATGAAAAAGACAGAAACAAAATACACGAAAGAGCAGTTGATAAACTCGGATGTTTTTTCAAACAAGAGAGATTTATTGACTGCTCTTCTTATAGACGGTGAAACTTATACCGTTAAAGAAACAGATGAACTGATTAAAAAGTATTTGAAAGGAAAGGTGAAATAATATGGCTTTCGGCGGAGGTGCTTTTACAGCACAAAACAAAACATTACCGGGTGCGTATATGAACTTTATATCTGCAACAAACGCATCTGCTTCATTATCTGACAGAGGAATTGCAACAATGGCATTACCTCTTAATTGGGGTGTGGATGATAAGGTGTTTACTGTTACTGTTGCCGATTTTCAAAAGAACAGTAAAACTATTTTCGGCTATTCATTTGATGCCGAAGAACTTAAGCCTGTGCGTGAAATCTTTAAGAACGCTATAAAACTTCATTGCTTCCGGTTAAACGGTGGTGGCAAGCAAGCCGAATGTACCTTTGCAAAAGCAAAATACACAGGCACAAGAGGAAACGATATTGCTATTGTGATTGAGAAGAATGTTGACGAGCAAAGCAAATTTGATGTTAAAACAGTTTTTGATAATAAGACTGTTGATATTCAAACTGTAGCTAAGGCAAGTGAACTTGTTGATAATGATTTTGTTACATTCATTTCATCAGCTGAACTTATTGTGACAGCTAAAACTGCCCTTACAGGTGGTACTAACGGTACAGCAGACGGTGAATCACACCAAAAATACCTTGATAAAATTGAGAGGTATTCATTTAACGCAATGGGTGTTGCAACTGAGGACGACAGCACAAAAGAGCTTTACATAAGCTTTTGCAAGAGACTTCGTGATGAGGTAGGCAAGAAATTTCAGCTTGTTGTTTATAACAAGAAAGCTGATTATGAGGGTGTTGTCAACCTTAAAAATGATGTTACAGACGGTGCTACAAAGGCAGACCTTGTTTATTGGGTAACAGGCCTTATTGCAGGTGTTGCAGTTAATAAATCGTGTACTAACACTAAATATGACGGTGAATATACCGTTAATGTAGATTATACGCAGCCTCAACTCGAACAGGCAATCAAAGACGGTGAATTTACGCTTCAACAGAACGATGACAATATTTGCGTATTGTCTGACATAAATTCTCTTGTTACAACTACCGATATAAAGGGCAACGACTTTAAATCCAATCAAACTATCCGTGTGCTCGACCAAATTGCAAATGATATTGCCGTTATGTTTAATACAAGGTATCTCGGTATCATTCCTAATGACCGTGGCGGCAGAAATTCACTTTGGAAAGATATTGTTAAGCATCACAAGGAATTAGAGCAAATCAGGGCGATTGAGGACTTTGACAGCGATACAGTTATCGTTGAGCAGGGTGACACGAAGAAATCTGTTGTAGTAACAGAAACAGTTACACCTGTAAACGCTATGGAACAGCTCTATATGACTGTTACAGTACAGTAAAAAGGGAGGTATAAGATACAATGAATAAAAGTATTATGAATGCAAAAGATACCGTTTCTGCGAAACTTGCAGAGTGTTATGTTACTGTCGACGGAAACAGATACAATTTTATGCAGGCAATTAAGCTTGAAGCTAAAGTAGAAAAGACCAAAACCGAAGTGCCTATTTTGGGTAAAACAGGCAAGGGTAATAAGTCTACCGGTTGGAAAGGTTCAGGCTCGGCCACATTTCACTACAACACTTCAATTTTCCGTGAACTTCTCGAAAGATATAAGAGAACAGGCGAAGATGTTTATTTCGATATTGAGGTTACCAACGAGGACCCGACTTCAAGCGTAGGCTTACAGACCGTAAACCTTATCAACTGTAATATTGATGGCGGTATCCTCGCTAAATTTGATGCCGGCGGCGAATATCTTGACGAGGATATGGACTTCACTTTTGAGGATTTTGAAATTCCTAACAAATTCAACAAGCTTGCAGGAATGTAAGCAAAATAATTATAGGGGGCTGATTATTCAGTCCCTTACTTTTTTTAAAACGAAAGGATAAATAACAATGTCAAAATTCAGTAGATTTCTTAAAGAAAATAAAGCAGTAAGGGAAAATGTTAAATATGTCCCTACAAAGTCATTTACCGATGAAAACGGTAACCCGATTGAATGGACCATTAAACCTCTTACTACTAAAGAAGCTGAGGCTATGAGGGATAAGTACACAAAGGATGTACCTATTCTTGGCAAACCTAATCAGTTTAAGCAACAGCTTGATGTTGCTAAATATAATGCTTCTCTTATTGCAAAATCGGTTGTTGAGCCGAATCTTAATGATGCTGAGTTACAGGACAGCTACGGCGTAAAGACACCTGAGGCTCTTATTGTTGAGATGATTGATAACCCCGGCGAATATTCACAGTTTCTTGTTTTCGTGACAGAGCTCAACGGCTTTACCGACATTAACGATGATGTCGAAAAGGCAAAAAACTAATTCAAGAGGACGGAGATGCGGCTTATGCACACTACGCCCTCCAAAAATTACGGATTTTGCCCTCGACTTTTGCGAATTTACCGCAAAAAGAAAGAGCCTTTATTATAGCTTCTATTGATTTAAGAGTAGAGGCTGAGGACAAGGCTCGAAAAGATTTAAAATGAAAGGACTGATAAAATGGCAACCATAACAACAACATTAACTATTGCTGACAGAATGACAGCACCGTTGCGTAATATCACTTCTGCTTTGCAATATACGGTCGATGCCTTGCATTCAGTCAATACGGCTACTGTTAAAGGTTTTGATACTACTGCTGTTAATAAAGCACAAAGAGCGATAAATATGTGTAATAATGAAATTAACAAGATGAATTCTACCGTAACTACAGCAGGAAATTCAGTTCAGCGTTCTACGGCACAAATGAGTAGCAGTTTTAACAATACAAAATCATCAATATTAAGTTTCCTTTCTGTTATTGGTGGTATGACTATTGCAAAAGGTCTCGGTAGTATGATTTCAAGCCGATTAAGTAGTGCTTTTAGCCGAATTGATACCATGGATAATTATAATCGAACTATGACTGCCATTACAGGTAGCAGTCAAATGGCGAAAGCATCGCTAAACAGTATAAGAGATTCAGTTACAGGCACAGGATATAATCTTGATACTGCGGCGATTGCAGTTCAAAACTTCGTTACAAGGGGTATGAATATTGGCAATGCTACAAGCGAGGTTACAAAGTGGCTCGATGCTGTTTCATTTTATGGGGCAGGCACAGACGAACAACTAAGTACTGTTACTGATGCGCTTGGTAAGATGATGTCAAAAGGCACAGTTGAAATGGAACAGCTAGATCGATTGACTGATGTAGGTATCGGCGCTGTTGAAATTTATGCTCAGGCAACAGGACAAAGTGCGAGTGCTGTTCAAAATGCTTTGAGTAAAGGAACTATCAGTTCACAAAACTTTATTACGACTGTTTCCACGGCTTTTGAAGAAGGTACTAACGGTGTACTGAAAATAGCAGGGGCGGCGCAGAACGCTTCAGCGTCGTATGAAGCTACTGTAAATAATATGTATGTTGCCATTACAAGAGGATTGCAAGATGCTATTGTTGAAATTGATGCGGCAGTTGAGAAAGTTTTTGGAAAAGATATAAGAACAATTATATCGGATTTCGGAAAGTTTGCTGAAACTACGATTGGCAATTTGGGTACAGCGGCAGGAAATTTAATAATTATGGTTGGACCGACAATTCAAATTGTTAATGGTTGGATAGAAAAGGCTATAAATAACATTGATAGTATAATACCTGTGGTTGCCGGTGTTGTAGGAGTTGTTGGTGTGTTTAAAGGCTCACTTATTCTGTTGAATACAGTTCAAGCAATTCATAATGGGCTGATAGGAATTGCAACAGCAAAAGCTGCTATGAAAGCAAAAGCTACATTGTTTGAAGCGGCGGCAACAGAAACAGCTGTAGGGGCACAAGTTGGTTTAAATGCGGCAATGCTCGCCTGTCCTGCTGTTTGGGTTATCGGAATAATATTGGCGGCTATTGCAGTTATTACAGCTTTTGTCACAAAGTTTAACGGTTTTAAAACCGAAACTACAACAGGCTTGCAGAATTTAGCAGGCTCGGTCTTTGTTGTCGGTGCAGGTATTTATAATTTTGTTATAGGAATTTTAAACGGTATTATTCAATTATTGTATATGCTTTTGGTTAAGCCGGTAGAGGATGTTATGAATTGGGTTTATAATGTTTTTACAGGCGGATTTAACAGTATGCAGGATGCTTTTACTAATCTATTAGCAAAAATGCTTGGAGGTTTCGTAAGCTTCGCACAGGCATTTACAAGAATTTGGGATGATATTACAGGTCAAAATTTTACTGCTAAGCTTGATTCGGCAAAGTCATATTTAGACAGAGTAGGCACAAACATAAACTATACTAAAAAATTTGATTTTGCGCCTAAAGGTATCAATCGAAAAAGCTATAAAGATGCTTATGGGAAAGGTTTAGCATTTGCTAATAAAATGACTTCTAAACTTGTTGTTGATACAAACAATAATGATTTAGCTGATTTGCTTAATAAAATTTCAAATTCAACTGCTTCTGCGGCAGACAGCGCATCAAGTATAAGCGATTCGGTAGCCGCTACAAGCGAAAACATTGAATACTTAAAGGATATGGCAGAAGAACAGATTATAAATCGCTATACTAACTCTGTTAATGTAGAAATGATAAATCATAACAACATAAGTAACGACCTTGATATTGACGATGTGACAGAGCATTTGAGAAGTACGATTGAGCAGGGTCTTAACTCTAATGCCGGAGGTAATCACTAAAATGTATTTAATGCAACTTGATGAATTTGTTTTTCCGATTACACCAAGCAAAATAACTCAAACAATGAAAAGTAATAATGAAACTGTCACCCTTATTAACGAGGGTGAAGTTTCTTACTGTAAATCGCCGAGTTTAATAGAGTTTAGCATTAGTGACCTTATATTGCCACGATATAACTATCCTTTTGCGGCTGTTGGTAAATCAGGCACACCTGAAGCCTATGTTGAACAGCTTAGGGCGTATCAAACGGCTAAAAAGGTTGTTGCTTTTACGATTACAAGAAAATCGCCTAACGGTGCTACTGATAGCAATTACGAAAGCAAAAGCTATAAGGTTACTGTTGAAAATATCGAGGTAACCGAGGATGCTAAAGACCTTGGTACTGATGTATCAATAAATTTGACACTCAAAGAGTATAAAACTTGGGGCGCTAAAAGGCTAACGGCCAAGCCGCCTAAAACGGTTAAGACCAAAAAGAATGATACACTTTCAAGCCTTGCAAAAAAGTATTTTGGTGATACAGCAAAATGGAAAACAATTTACAATCTTAATAAAAAGACTGTTAAAAATTCCAAAAAGAAGCTACTTAAAAAGCTGAAAACCAATAAGGATAGAAAAAAAGCAAAATTGCTTCCCGGTCAAACGCTTAAGCTCAAAAAGACAGCTAAGAAGAAAAGGAGATAATCTATTATGGCGAATACAGGACTATTCGGACAGACAATGAATTTTGATACCTTTGTTTCTACATTTCTTGGCAAAGCAACTGATTATGACAGGGCTTACGGCGTTCAATGTGTCGATTTGATTTTGCTGTATATCGAAAAATGTATCACAGGCAAAAGCGCAGGCTTTAAAGGAAATGCTAAAGAGTGGTGGACTAATCGCAACACTTCAAATTGGCTGAAAAGTAATTTTGATTTTATAACTCCAACTTATAAAAAGGATAATGAAGTCCAAAAAGGTGACATAGGTGTTAAAACATCAGGCGGTGGCGGAAACGGTCATATCTTTATTATTGCAGGTGGAAATTCAAACGGTCGTTTCACTTATTACGACCAAAACGGAACAGGCAAGCACGATAAAATGTCTATCCGTATGGGTATTCAATATAACAAGAATACTATCAACGGTATTCTTCGCCCAAAAAATCAAAGCAAATTAGGCAATTCGATACCTAATATAAAGTCCGATAAGAATGGTAGTTCTACGAGCAATGGAAGCATAACAGGCGGCAGTACCGCTACAAGTAGCGGTACGAAAAATAGTCAAGGCTCGACGACAAAAGATACCTCGGCAGAAGAAATTAAGTATTTAAAAAAAATACTGAAAAATAAAACCAAAGTATCAACAGCAGTTAAGAACGTCACCATTACTGATACTAATAAGCAAAACCGTACATATGTTCAAACCGTTTGGAGGCATTTTACTACTACCCAAGGCTCATATATTGATAGGTATGTTCCTGTTAAAGAGGGCGCTAAAATTACTTGGGAAAGAAAAGGCACACCGGGGCAATTTAATTTTGAGGTTGTTTATGATGATAGCCACAAATATAACATTCAAGAGGGCGACTGTATTATTGTTTCTCTTTGCAAAAGTGACGGAACTGACCCGAAAACAATGTTTGTAGGATATGTTTTTACAAAAAAAATATCCAAGGACCGCATTTACAGCTATGTTGCTTATGACCAATTGCGATACTTAAAAAATAAGGACTTCCTTATATACAAAAAGAAAACGGCATCGCAGGTCATTAAAACGGTGGCTAAGCGAATGAATTTGAAATACGGCTCAATAGCAGATACAAAATATAAAATGTCTGCTATTGAAGAGGGTTCGGAGTGCTTCGATATTATTCAGGATGCGCTCGACAACACTATGCTTGAAAAAAGTCAAATATATGTTCTTTATGATAATTGCGGTAAACTGACATTGAAAAATATAAGCAATATGAAAAGGAATAGTTGCGTAGTTGATGTTGAAACGGCGCAGGATTATTCACTTGAAACCTCGATTGACAGCAATACCTATAATCGAGTGAAAATCGTTTATGAAAAAACAAACAAAGATGATAAAAAAACAACCTATCATACTATTGTATATCAATCATCAAAAAGTATAAATCAATGGGGCGTACTGCAACTGTATGAAAAGGTCGATAACATCAAAGTTGCGAAATTAAAGGCAGAAGCATACATGAAAATGTATAACGCTAAAACCAAAAGCCTTACCGTTAAAGATGTAATTGGCGACAGACAGGTGAGAGCCGGCTCAATGGTCCCGGTTATTATGAATTTACCTAACTGTAAAATAAGCAGTTATTTACTTGTTGAAAAAGTAACTCACAAGTTCGAAAACGGCAAACACACAATGGACCTTATACTTTCGGGAGGTGGTTTTAATGGCAAGTAACTCTAATATTGTTCAACTGATGAAAAGAGCAGCAATAGAGGCTGTGGATGCTTCTAAACCGTGCATAATTAAGCTCGGAAGAGTTAAGAGTGTCAGCCCTTTAAAAATATCGCTCGGGCAGAAAATTACAGTTGATGAGAGTTTTTTGTATGTAACCAAAACAGCACGAGATAATATTAAAAAAACAGAAACAAGAGTAGTTTTACTCCGTCAGCAGGGTGGCGGTAAATATCTTGTTTTGGATGTTTTAGATTAGGAGGTTAAAAATGGCATTATCAAATGATTATAATTATGACGATGATATTATTGGCGAATCAGAAGATGATGAGATTGACAATGATGTTACTGTATTGTCTTATCCTAATCGCACATTCAAAATGAATACTGATGTAAAACGCTTTAGCGGTAAAATTGACGAGGAAAATACCGAAAGTGCTATAAGACAGGCTGTGTTCTGTATGTTAAATACTCAAAGGTATAATAGTGAAATTTTCAGCACTAACTACGGTTTTGAGCATCAAGATTTAATTGGTCAAGATGTCGATTATATATGTGCAGTCTTGCCGAGTAGAATAAAAGAAGCTTTAACAATGGATGACCGAATTGAAGATGTTACCGATTTTGATATTTCTGTAAAAAATAAAAGCGTTTTTGCAAAATTTACGGTTGTTACGGCAGATGAAGATGTTGAAATTGATACGGAGGTGAATATAAATGTATGAAAATCAAACATTTGATACAATTATTCAAAGAATGCTAAATAATGTTGATGATGATATAGATAAGCGAGAGGGTTCGGTTATATATACAGCTCTTGCTCCGATTGCATTAGAGCTTGAAACATATTATGAGGCACTTGATGAGGTGTTGACGGAAACATTTGCTGACACAGCATCCTATTATTATTTAGCAAAAAGAGCCGCAGAAAGAAATATATATCCGATTGAAGCAACACCGTCAACACTGCGTATGATTGCAGATCCTCCAACCGCCGAAATTGAAGTAGGCGATAGATTCACTTCGGAAGATTACGAATTGACTTTTGAGGTGATAGGTGGTGATGATGTTGCAGGTTGTTATGATATTGTTTGTCTTACGGAGGGAATTG